GGAACTTTCTCGGAACATTCCGAATGGTAATCCACTGGCTCTGGTCCACACTCTACCACCACTGGTCGGGGTTAGCCCTGGGATCATCTTCTATGCTATAGTCAAATCCGAGTCGCTGCCAGCTCATTGCACGAGTGGCCGTTGCTAGTCTTGCTAGTCTCTCTAGGCGACGAACCCATTCGTTACCGATACGATCTAAGTAATCGGCCAATGTGAGTGACCCCGGGTCGTCGTCCCTCAACGTGGGCACGAGCTCTTCAGTTGCCTTGTGAATATCAAGCACTCGAGAGTAAGCGTGTTGGGTGGCAACGGTGAATGCGTCGTCGACAAGACTAACTTCGTTGACCATATTAGCAACGTCGGGTGGAAGCCCCTCCATGCTATAATGGCAGAGTAAGAAAGTTTTGCACACTGTACTCAACCCCAATAACCCCAGTACGGCCGCCTGTTAGACGCAAAGGTTTGGTACTCAGTCCGGTCATCGAATGGAAGCCATCTTTCACGCACATTGTCATTCGCGCCTGCGTAAGCGTAATAGGTGTTTACAGATGCTCGAGGCCTATCCTCAGTTTGCAAGGGTTGCAGCGGTCGATTAGGATCTGCTGAGTAGCGGATGGCCTCGGGTGCGGAATAAAACTCATCTGCAGGTATCTTACGCAACGCGAGGTTCTGGAGTGTCGGCACACGCGACGCCACACTCGCCACACCATAGCCCGCTTTGTTGGACTCCACGTCGGTGAGGGTTGGTTTCTTATTCATATCCATATACGTAAGAAAGTTCTTACTCCGGCAACCTTACTTTCTTAGGGTTATCCTTACTCCACTCACTCTCACCCTTACCCCAATAGGGGTCCGTCAGCCCCTTCCACCCGCCTTTCCAAAGTTCACTGGGGCCTTGCCATGTATTTTCCAAGGTCTCAAACTCCGACTTGGGAGCGTCGTAAGAGTAACGGGGGTCGTGGTAGCGACGTGAGGAATCGATGAACTCTCGTTCGGTGAGCAGCGTATCGGGGAAGGCATTCTGAAATGACTGATGAAATGGAAGTTGTGGATGCACACCGGGCACATTCTCAAGCAACTCTGGGAGCTTACGTGGGTCGAGTCGCAATTCAGTCCACAAAGGTTGACCCTCCTCGTCGACGGATGCGAAGTGCCACGCGTCCGGTTCATAAATTTTTAATCCCGATTCTGAAGTTTTACTGAGGAGAAACCTCTCGGGAGGTCCCGTTTGCGCCTTAACGCGGTGCGGTCGGAACTTCTCCCTGGTGTGCACCCAACCCCAGTCCGCGCGCCGCTCCTTCCACTTCTTTAGGAAGTCAAAGGCCTCAGGTCCTGCAGTCTGGTCGATTGACGTATTAGCAACGTCGGGCGGAAGCCCCAGAAGCTCACTCTCCACACCATAGCCCGCTTTGTTGGACTCCACGTTCATCCATAGTAAAGTTAGAATTACAGATTCTGCACTCATAGAACGGTTTGCTGCGGGTTATGCACGACCGGCATCCAATGGGCATCTCCCAAATTCATTGGGTGCTCCGTAAATGCCGCCACAGAATGGTCGTATTCGTAACGGGGGTCGTTTATGCGACGTGAGGAATCATACCACTCACGCTCGGATATGGTTCCTGGTGGGATAGGGCCACCGCCGAAAGGGTCCAACGCAGCCGACGCAGCAGGAGCATAACTCACATTCGGATTAGAAAAGCGGTGAAGTCGGGGGTCCATCCTTCGTCGGCTGGAGATGTAGCCTTTCAGTCTAGTCCATGCGTTACCCACGTACTTCCCTGCAGGTAAATTGGGAGGTAGCTGACCGTCAATGGTGTGAGCCACGTGCCACCCTGGGGACTGCCAGCCATCCTGCACGAGATTCCAGCCCCCACTATAACCTAAATCGTCGGGAGGCAGCGAAATGGGGTGCAGGCCCACCATTCCCATTCCAGTAACGGGAGGTCCCCCACTGGAGCTCGGACCTGCTCCACTGGAGCTCGCAGCCGGCGCATTGGAGTGTACCTGGTACTCGGGGGGCCATCCTAGCGGGGGCTCAGAGATACCCCGCATTCGCTGCTTTACTGCAAACTTCACTCCCCAAACAGGCCCCCTATCAAGCTTTTCCGCAACCTTGTCATCCAAATTCTCTCTCTGTTCGTCAGTCAACTTATCATACGCCAGCTCAGAGAGCGACCTTTCAGATCTGCCATACCCACCTTTTGGGGTATATTTTGAATAACGGGGGTACCATTCCGTAATAAGCGGCTCGATGGCGTCCCAATCTTCAATCTCCATCTCGTCGATTGACGTATTAGCAACGTCGGGTGGAAGTCCCAGAAGCTCAAGTCGGCCGGGCTTCTCCCACCAATTCGGTGCAGGCGCGTCGTCGTCCATGGTATAATAATAAGGTTAGAATTACAGATTCTCAAGGGTCCACAGAAGTGCCGAAAGGGTCAACCCCTACTTCCCAGACATTGCCAGGCAATGTCAGTTGGGGCGGCCAAGGCTGTGTTTGCATCGCTGTGTCTATCTGGTGAAGGTTGTTCACCACGTTAGCGTCAGGAGACTGCTGCAGCATATGCTCCTCGCTCTGCGGTAGATAGGGGAAGCGGTGAACAAGAACGTTCACACCCCCGGGGGTCTGGTAGTTGACTGGGCCGTCGCGAAAGTTGATCCCAATAGGGTTAGGACGAGTCCACACCGAACGCAGGGGGGTCCGATTGGGGGGTCGGTCTTCTACACCACTCTCCCGGCGAGCTCGGTATTGTCGGTGCAAGGGAAGTTCCCCTGGATTGGCGTTCAAGTCGTACTCCTCCTGATCTTTGAAACCGTCGGGGTTCGCATTAACATGTCTAGCTATATCACGAGGAAGGAAACCGGGTGCAGATGGTCTACCAACATCAATTACACGGGGGAAGCGTGGTGGCAGAGCATCATATAATGGCACCGGAATGCCTTGGGCATCTACCATCGTAGCATGAGTGATTGGCCGAATCATTTCCAACACGTCGGGGTTCTCATCCAAAATATACTCAACATATCTCTCTCCGGTACTAAGTTCCCGGCCTGGAACCATATTTGCTATAGAGTGAGAAAGTTCTGAGATTGTATTGAAGCATGGGAGCAAACCTAACCCGATACGTCGACGAAACCGAGGCAGTGTTGCGCCGAGCACCTCGGGAATGGAGTAACAGAGCTAACTCTAAGGCAGAGTCTATGGCGGGCCGTACACTCGCGCGTCTGCAGAGTGCTATTTTGCCACCAGTCGAGCAAATTACACCGCGGGGGCGTGCTGCACCACCAGCCTTTGACTGCGACCGCTGTTAATTCTAAGCTGTAAACTATCATGGAGCGCAATCGCAGAGATTTGTTGTTCTGGGGAGTGTGCATCCCGTTGAGGTTACACCTCGCTGGAATTGGCGATAATCACATGCTGCGTCTTTTTGCGTCAGTGGTGGGCGCAAGGTGGGTATTGGGGCATGAAGATGGAAGTGTTGGTTTGTTCGGTGGTCCTGCTTGGTGGGCCGACGAAAGGCCATTTCACGGGCTGCTTTGGTCTACCTATGCCATAAGTGGCAACAATAACTACCTATTAGCAGACGTTTGGTTTGGAGCACTTAATTGGCTTCTCCACAGCACATATTCTAGACACATTGTCAATGGGCCTGGGAAAGGCCCGCTCCGCAGCAGCGGAACCATGGAAGCTTAAGCTCTATAACTGTGCGCCGTATGACTATTGCACCGCTCAAATTCTCATGGATAAGATCGTTGAGTGTACTGGGCAAAAGCCTGGCAGACTCAAGGGTCGCATCACACCGCGTGTCTGTTCCAGTTGTCGTAGGTGGGGACACACGAGCCAATACTGCGCCGAGTGGGAGCAACGTTACAAAGATACTCACGGTGAGGTCGTCAGGTACCCCCAGAGATCAGTTAAGCGAGACGATGTGATTGTGGAGCTAACAGAAGACGAGATGAAATGGGTCGCTCATTTGAAAGCAAGGGAAGCTCGGCGTGAAGAAGCGGAGGCACTCGGTCTTACTTGTCTCCACATTAACGAACGGGAGCCAGCAACCGCCGCGTGGCAACTAACGCTGGATTGTCGCTGCACCAACTGCGTGGCATGGATAGAATTCATGAGTCGGCCATACCCAAACGAATCTTCTGATAATTATATCTGATGGAGGCTGGTCCATCTGAACCCGCGTTCTCGATGGATGAGATTGAGGCTGCTGTGGATACGTTGAATGCGAATCAGATTGAGGCTGCTATGGATGCTCTTATATCCTCAATGGGGGATGATCCAATGAATGATGCGTTCGGGGATGATGCAATGAATGATGCGTTGGAAGACCTAGATCTGAGTTTCACTGAATTGGTGCACTCACACAACAACGCACTTCGACAATCACACGCTCGACGAGCGGCTTCACCTGAGCCCTGGGTGAAGAAACCCGGGGAAGTTACTCTTCCCTGGCTTAACGCTACTGACCCTAACATTAACGTCCCAGGGGTGCTTACCCCCCTCCCCGATGAAACACCCTCCCGTTTCCGGGAACGTTATCAAGATACGTACTGGTTCCATGTCGCACCCGGTGGTGACCAACGGCGACATCGTGAAGGGGCGGGTGAAGAGGATTCCAGTGGGCGGAATTTTGCGATGAAGAGGGACGCAGATAAGTGGGGGTCCCCTGCACCATTCGCTGCCCCATCGAGAGGATATCTCCCGCGGCCACCTTCACCTGGCAATGAGGCACCTGAAGGCCATCTGCTCGTCGGTGGCACCGTCCCTCCTCCGTATACACCGTATATGGTTTTAGATGCACAGGGAAACCCTAACCCCAACCTATATTACCCTAATAACCCTAATTCAACTTGATAACCTACTTCATGACCATTCCTACAACCATACAACCGAGATACCCACCTACAGATGCCGGCGCAACGTTCCAAACGATATGGAACGGGTCTAATTGCTTATCGCTAAACTCATGTGCATGCAAAAGCAGCTCGACACCAGCCGGAGCTGCGACACATATAAGGTGATTTTTAAACCCACCAACTCTCAGAGCAGCGCCCGTCAAAACACCCTCCATAAACGGCTCCTCGATTGTCTCAACAGCAGCACTAAACCCATGGTTCGTGATAAAATCTAGCGGTGAGCTAACGGCACCCCATAGGTTACCGATAAAACTGGTACCAGTAATAGAGCTGTAACCAAGGACGCCAAGTGCACCAGTCTTAAGCGGGTTCCTCGCGACAGTACGAGCACCTGTTTTCGCAGCACTTACTGCGCCTCGTTTGAGTGTATTTCCAGCCAAGCGAGTGGCACCTTTCGTAACGAGCCTTCCAACTAACGCGGCCATATATCAATAACGGCGTTGGAATTAGTAATACTACATATTATCTAATCAAAATTTAACATGACTTTCGCTGCTCGAATGTTAGTGTACTATTCAGCTCTACAGCGACAGAAAGCGGTTGCAGAAGGTAAGGGAAAAGAATGGGATGAGAAGTTCAAGAGAGATACAGACGCTTATAATTTACTAAAGCTGAAGTATCAAGCAGAACATCCACGCTGGGACCAAAAGTTTGCCAGCGGGGCCGCCGACTTCGGGACCGGATTATGGGACACTGCGTGGGATATAGCTACTGCACCAGTGAATCTTGCAGACTCTGTGGTCCACGTGGGTGCCGCGGGCGTTGCGGAAATGATAGGCGATCATCACGCGGGGGCAGCGCTTATGAAGCACGCCGGAGCGTCTATGGTTAAGGTGTCTGACGGACTGGGTGTAGTTCCCTTTGTTGGCACCGCTGTGGATCTGGCGGTCGCTGGTGTTGCCGAGGCGTCAGGCGACCACAGTCTAGCACAGCGTAAGCTTGGTGACGCCGCAGCTGATGCTATAGCAGACGTGGTGACCGTTGCCACTGGAGGGGTTGGTGGCGTGGCAATGAAGGTTGGTAAGGTAGCTACTAAAGTAGCTGTTAAAACAGCTGGGAAGGCAGCTGGTAAAGTAGCTATTAAAACAGCTCAGAAGACAGCTGTGCATGAGAGTGTTGCTGCCGTTGAGAAGACAACGGTTAAGTCAGCACAACATGCTATTATTTCTGCTCCAAAGATCGTAGAGAAAACTGCAGCAAAGGCCGTCGTGGAGAAGGCCGTCGTGAAGAAGGCCGCAGAGAAGGCCGTCGTGAAAGAGTCGATGGCTAAGGGCGCAGTCAAATCTCTCGCAAAGGGTACAGTTAACCGCGCGGTGTTGAACGCAGCCTTCGACAGCATTCTTCCAGCAGAGGAACCACTCGTGGACACAGTGGACTCAGGTGGGACTACAAACGAGGCAACGATATCTTATTCTTCTAACTACATACCCGTTTTGGTAGGTCTAGGCGTCGGATTCATAGTTTCAGGCGGAGTCGTAAAAAAGGTTGCGTTTGGTGGCGCTGCTGCAACTGGAACCGCCTGGGTACTCTACCGACAGTCACTGATTTCTTATTGATGGCTTTAGCTACGGCGCCGTTTCCCGGACACTACGTTTTCTTGTTTGATGGTTTTCCCCCAGCGAGGCTGAGCGTTCCACTCCTTAGGAACGTCACCATAGTTCCACTTAAGTTCGTCGTCAGCAGTCACGGGATCCTTAGTATACCAATAAAACATACCATCGTCGCCAACCTTACGTGTAACATTGGGATTAGGGCCGTGGTTCATGCGCCACCACTTTGGTACCTCAGAGCCAGGTACCCACCCACCGTCGATCAGGGTTTTGTCACCACCGTGCGCCCTTGGCCGTGCATAACCCACCGCAGAGTCCTTAACTATCCGAGGGTCTTGTTGGTGCATAAGTCGGTAAATATCCAGCCAATCCTCGGTCTCTACCGCTTCACCTGGTGCTCGGTAACGCGCCACTAACTCACCGGTTTGCATATTTCGCTTGGCGTATAGCCCCATACCCATGTCACCCGCAGAGGCAACATAAGTAGTGTCATCTCCAATGGGCTCAACGGCCTGGGGGTACATCTTAAGTTTAAACTCTCTGAGCCTCCTGTCAACCATACCTTTCACCTGTATGTAACCTGGCGCTCCAAACATATTCATAAGGGGGTCAGAAACTCAATTGCCCACACTTTGCCCTTGCCCGCACTTTGCCCCGTGGGCCGCTTGGGCCGCTTGGGCCGCTTTCGAATCAGGGTGGAGTTCAGACCGCCTGACACCGCCTGAAAAGTCGTTACAAAACTTAAAAGTCGTTACAAAACTTAAAAGTCGTTACAAAACTTAAAAGTCGTTACAAAACTTAAAAGTCGTTACAAAATTCAAAAACCGTTACAAAATTCAAAAACCGTTACATAACTTAAAAATCGTTACATAACTTAAAAATCGTTACATCACTTAAAGTCGTTACATAACTTTAGTTCGCGCACCAAGACCACTCCCCAAGACCACTCTCTAATATATCAACTCTTTCAACTCAACCCAATATTTAGTATATAATAATAATATAACTTGTTTAAAAAAAAATGAGTTGAGTTGAATCAGTCAATATATACAGGAGGGGGGCTGGGGAGTGGGCTCGGTGCGCGGCTGCAAAAGAAAGAAGATGGCAGTGGTGGACAGCGGGCCCATCAAGAAGACCGCGCGCATGAAGGTGCTGGCGCGCATGAAGGCCTTGGCGCGAACGGACACGAGGTCCTGGCGCATTCAGGTTGCCGCCTGCTGCCTCCACCGCGCCACTGCTGCCTGCATCACCGCTCCTACCACCTCCGCCGACATCTTCCAAACCCTGATTCACAGATGAACCACTGGCCAGGCAAGCGCCCGGAGGAACCGCAATGCCCAAAGGAGTTCTGGCAGATTGACATCAAGGGTCCCGCTGTTCTGTCTCTTGTTTACGCGTGGATAATGGAGAACCCGAACTGGCTCGCCATGTGGGTCAACCCCTACAAATCCACTAAGTGGGACAGCAAGGCGAACTGTATGGTTAGAATCTTTGTCGGTGGACACTATCGCCGCCGCGCGTATATGAGCAAGTGTCCTTTGAACCTCGCTTTGGCATGCAACTTCGACCGCGGTTGGGCACGCAACCATTTTGTACGGCACTAAGCATTTTCCAGTCGGTCTTTCAAAATGGGTGCACATTGCAGTAGATCAGCGATCGATGTCATTCCAGACCGTGACATGATGATTGACGTTGTCGACGCTGTCGTTCGATTCGAGGATCTTCTTAAGCGCGGACAAGAGCTCACAAAGACCGAAAAGAAAGAGTTTAAGCGAATCGAGAGAGTAGCGAAAGAAATGAAAAAAGTTACGATTGTTCGGCGCCCCCTTGAGAATTAGCTTAAATCTTTACTTTAATTGTCCTAGGGTCTCCAACCCCCAAACGAGGTCTATCATATCTCGGCGGCGGCACACGTGGGAAGCGAATTGGCAGTGTATCTAAGGGTTTGCGACGCAAGACTTCACGACCTTGTTGAATAAAGTAACCACCAGGAACAGGAGCTTTTGAAACTCTTACTCTCGCCGTCGGTGCCGCAGGAGGTCTTTGCTCTATCTCTCGTGGCCTACGCATCGAATGAAATAACTCCATTATGAAGTTTCATCAGAACATCTTGTTCTGCACTCCAAACATGTCATTATTCGGCAAGGACACCAGCCTCCAGCGATCGTCCAACTGTAATTTGTTTCGTATTTCGATATTCGCGGCGGCGTTCCCGTTGACCCCGTACAGTTCCTGAATGGCCAGGTCGAAGAGATCGCAGTCCTCTTTGTTTTGTGTCGTCACCGGCACCGACACAAGTTGCTTGTGCGTCCACTGGTAGACTTGAAAGGACTCGCTGCGTTTGTCCGCGGGACAGAGCGCGTTTTTGCTGATGCGCTTGAGAATGCTGGCGGCGTCCTTATGGTTTGGGCCTAGCGATCCGTAGGCATACAACCAGCGCGCCAAGATGAGCGGGTTGCCGCCGTTACCCACGTACCGCGTAATGAGTTTGAAGCGGTCCCAGTGATTCAACTTCTCCTTGAGCAACAGCCACCAGGTCTCGTTGGCATTCTTGTGCGCCTCGGGCATGTAGATCGGGCCGATGTCATCGACCACCTTGTGAAGCAGCTTGAAGAGGTTAGGGTTGTCTGAGATCCGCTGCGGCAATCCCATTCGGTAATCAGACTTGGGGGCTAGCACACCAGGTATCTGGAGCTGACCAAGCATCGACTAAGCCGTTACATTTTATGTAACGGCTGAGTGTGCTCTCCGAGGTCACCTTGGCTGGAGGTGGCAAAAGAGGTGGGGGGTGAGGGCGGCCGACCGAGTACTATGGAAAAAGGAACTTATTCGAAAATAAAAATATAGTAAAAGCGAGCACCGATGTAACGGACAAAGTTGTGTAACGACATTTAAGTTACGTAACGACATTTAAGTTACGTAACGACATTTAAGTTACGTAACGACATTTAAGTTACGTAACGACATTTAAGTTACGTAACGACAATTAAGTTTCAATTAAGTTATGTAACGACAATTAAGTTTCAATTAAGTTATGTAACGACAATTAAGTTTAAGGTTTGACTTACCAAACTAGGGTTGTGCTCGGACATACCGAGATGAGATTCCACTTCATCAATTTGGAATTTCAGATCACATCTCGGGCAAAGCGCGCGAAAAGGGTGCGTGAACGGCGTTCACGCGACGCGCGCGACTTTCTCGCGTCGCGTCGCGCTCGCGACCGTCGCTCGCGCGGTGCGCCCCGCCCCAACCACACGTCGCCCGCCGCCCGCGACCGGCCAGAACGGCTGGCCATGGACCCCCGCAACCACTGCCTGAGCGATTCCACTGGGCGCGCGCGCCCCTACCTCCTGCGACGCGCGCGACCAAGCTTCCCGGAAATGATGTCGGCGGAGGTGGCCGTAGGTGGTGAACGCGCGCGTCCCACTGAGGGGCGTTCGATACACGATCTGCCCTCATGTGTGCGCCTCCGCCCGACATACTCCGCGCGCCGTGTGCCGCGCGCAGAGTGCTCCCACAGCACCAACCTGCTGCACTTGGCGCAAAAGGGGGGAGGATGCCGACGCACGCGGCCCCCAGCGCGGGGCCCGCGCGCGGTCGTGGCGCAGAAATCGTGCCGCCCGAGGAGACGTGCGGCCTGGTCTGCCTGGAGCCCCTCCTGCACGACAACGGCCCAGTCCTCAGCCTCGAGTGCGTGACCAAGCACCACGCACACGGCTGGCGCATGCCCGACCCGAAGGTATCGCCCGCGCTTTGCCCGGCCCTTCCCTTCATCCTTCCTTGACACGTGGCCACCCTTCCCTTCATCCTTCCTTGACACGTGGCCACCCTTCCCTTCATCCTTCCTTGACACGTGGCCACCCTTATCCCTCTCACAATCCTTATCCCTCTCACAATCCTTATCCCTCTCACAATCCTTAACAGTTGGACCTCGTCGCGACGCACATCGTCAAAGCACTGCTTGCTTATTTGCTGCAGTGTGAGTCGGGCAACCCAATCGTCGAGGACCTCAAGAACCGAGACATCGCAATCGACAAGCTCATTATTCCGCAGCTGCACCAGATCAACATCACCCACAAGTCGCGCGCCGCTGTGCTGCAGACGCGCACGGGCCGCTTCGATATCGACAACAACCCGCCCAACCACCCCGACTACAAGGGCGACCAGACTTCTTGGACGACGTGGATCGGTGCCGACAAGAAACCGTACGCGCAGGAGCCGATGCACGCGAACGGCGAGAAGGGTCGGTACTTCGAGATCAAGGCGAAGAAGCACGTCTCCTTCAATGTTGGCGTACTCCTCGGAGTGGCTGGCGATGGTGGCTTCGATGCGTCGGGTGTCAAGTACCTCATGCAGATAATGTCGCACAAGAAGCGGCCGGCGTCGCATGCGTCGGAACCGGGTGCGCCTGGTGCGCCGCGCAACGCTGGGCGCATGTGCACCGTGTTCTGCCTGGGCCCTCCTCATGCAGAGGGCGGCGAGTTCAAGCACGAGTACGAATTCTACCTCGATTTCCCGAAGGGCAACGAGCTGGCGAAGTGGTCCAACGCGGACGAGTATCTCGCCCAGTACGAGCTGCTTTCGGGGGAGGGGGATGAGCCCGTCGACGGCGACGACGAGGAGATCCCGCTGCGCTCGGCTCACGAGTTCGTGTTCCGTGAGGGCAAGACGTGGATCGCGACGCGGCGCGGCAAGGATGTGCACAACGTCCTCTGTGCGTCGTTCCAGTTCACCAAGATCGTGCAGATCCTCGCCTTCAACGATCGCACGCGCTCCCCGCAGTACAAGATCGTCTGCTCCTTGAAGCTCGATCCGAACGCGCCGTTGCAACGGGCACTGCTTCCTGCGGACGCTCCGATGGCCTCGGTCGACGAACACATGTACAAGGAGCTGGAGGTCGAGGTCGTCTTGGAGGTCGGAAAGATCACGACGCAGGCCTCGCTCAACGCCACTCTCGGCAAGTACCACCCGAAATTGGTCTTCTTCAACAAGAACACGGAGGTGGCCGTGGAACTCATCGCGCAGCTCCCCGCCCCGGCTACGCAGATCGCGGTCTCGAAGATCGGCCGCCAGCAACACGATCGCAACCTGTGGCAGTTCTCCAACGGGTCACTCCTCGTGAACTACGCCGAGAAGAGCTTCGTGTGGCTGACCGCCGACGAGTCGTCATCCGTCTTCGTGCCTTCGGTCTTCACGAACCCGATGGACGACAAGATCCCGCCACTCCCTATGGGAACGATACCGCTCATCTGCCCCATCCCGATGGAGTTGTGTCACATCGCCTACTTCATCTGCTTCCGCATCTTCAACCAGATCGACACCGTCGTCTTTGGCAACAACGCCATCGGGTTCCAGATCGGTTGGGCGCACCTCGTGTTCTGCTCGCAGCACGTGACGGCGTTCACGGAGGGCGTGTCCTCAATCAAGAACAGGGGCGCCCCCTTCTTGTACCTGTTCTCGACCGAGCCCTACACCGGCAAGACTTCCTGTGCGCGAAGTGGCATCTCCATCTGGGGCATCGCCGAGATGCTTGCCGGCGATCTTGTCGGGACGGGCGCGGCGATGAAGCGCGTGTGCGGCCTGTTCAACGACACGCCCGTCGTGTTCGACGACATCGTGATCGGTGACGTCTCGTCGATCGAGGGCAAGAGGTCGCAGCACGCCATCTCCCAGATCGGCCGCCAGATCTACGAGGGGACGACGCGCTCCGTGTGCGGCTCGTACACCAAGGCCTCGGGGGCGCCTGCCTTCACCGGGAACAGCGCGCTCTCGACCGACGACCCGGCGCTCATTTCCCGTGCTTTGGTCATCGAGGGCTACGCCGCCAAGTCGCCATTCGAGGTCACCAACCTCAACTTCTGGTACAGGATTAGCCCCGTCGGTCTCCCGTACGTGCTGATGCTGAACGACCTCATCGGCCAGATCCCCAGGGACGCGGTCATCGACACGATGCGCGCGCTCATCGCTGCGGTCGGCAAGGATATGCGCCAGATCGAGACGTGGTCCCGCGCGGTGCTCTACAACCTCCAGTGGTCGGCGCTGATGCAGCGTGGTGCCGATCACGCCAAGGAGGTGATCCAGTACGCCGTGCGCGAGTTAAGCCACATTGCGCACATGGAGAAGGCGCAGTCGATCCTGGAGAAGATGATTATCGCGATCTACATCGTCGAGCTCTCGAAGCGATGGGATGGCCCGCCGAACGAATGCGTCGGCATCCACAACGTCCTCAAGAACGTCTCGCCAAACCCATTGGCGCAGGGCGAGGCGGCGCAGGCGTATTACGCGGTTAACTCGACCTCGATCGCTCAGCTCTTCGCGAACCTCAACATCCGCATCGACGTGCCCACGCTCCACCGCTACATCCGCGACCATGCGCGCCCATCGGGCTTAGCCATCCTCGTTGCGAAGGGCCACACGGCTGGCAATGGCTCACCGGCGCACTTCTATAACAACGAGCTCAAGCCGAACGGCGAGCGGAATCCCTGGCCTGCCGTCGAGTACCAGCAGCAGGAGCTCGACCAAGCGCCGTTCACCACCACGGTTCGCGTGCCGATGTCGCAGGCCGATGCTCGCGCCAAGGGCTTGTGCGTGCAGGCAACGACGATCTACGTCAAGAAGGACCACTGGCTCTCGGTCATCCAGCAGTCCTCGAGCGGCATGCAGGCCAACCCGACGATGGAGGGTGTGATGATCGAGTCCATGCTGTTGGGCCGCGAGGTCGAGTTCCTCCAATTGATTACCTCGAACAACTCCCCCTACTACGGCATCGCCCATGCTCATCCGTTCTCTTACTGCTGCGGCATGCGCGGCTCGTTGGCTTTGGGTCACTGGGGAGACCCCAACGCGACCGCGTCGTTCGTTAAGGGCGCAAACGAGGTCAGCCTGGCGCAGACGGGCTTGACGATCGAGGAGCAGTGGACGCCCGAGCAGCTGTCCAAGTACGTCGGGCCGCATTTCGACCTCGAGAACCTCCCCGAGGTCCTGAAGTACTGCCCCTTCGTGCACACGCCCTCTCCTGGCCACGAACCGCCCCCCTCTAACATCTTCCAGCCGTTCGACTTTGAGGATTATGAGGAGTCCATGGAGATGGAGCGCTGTGGTTCGGGCGAGCAGTCGAGTGGGCAAGCTCCCAAACCCGCCGACGACACGTTCGTTGCCGGGGGTTCAAGCCCCGCCTCGCGCATCGATGCACTGGTGAGCATGCCCCTACTTAGTCGCGCGATTCCATGCGTTAGTACCACCCACCCATAGAGCTAAGGCATCGGATGCCTTTTGCAGGAGGCTTACACCACCCTTTTGGGGGATGAGGAGCTCGAGATCCAAGCGATGGAGGAGGGTGGCTTGTCGCCGACTTCGGACGACGAGCACGAGGCGGATCTGATATGGGGGAGCTTCCCAAACTACCCGCCGCCCTCCTCTGCGCCCCCCTCGCCGCCTTCCTCCATCTGGGTGCGCGATCTGACGGAGTCGGGCGACGTCGAGGAGAATCCGGGTCCGGGCCCCTCGTTGGATCGCGATCTGCCTCCTCGACCGACCGCTGCACCCGTGGAGGTGGTGGAGCTCGACGACGACGATCCGATCCTTCCGCCGCCCGATGCGACGTTGGCGGCGTGGGAGGCAGACATGGCAGACACGGAGATCGACTCGGATGAGAACTGTGACCAGGAGGAGTTCGACTGGAACCGGCCTGCTGGTCCGGACTCCGACTTCTTCTGGATGCGCACCGACACGTTCCGGATCTACGAAGGCGTCCCGGGGTGGGAGATAAGGGGCCCGAGTCGGCTGCCATTCCGCCAGACGACGACGTCACTGCCCGGCCTCGTTATCCCGCGCGATCGCCGTGTCGCTCTCACGCGAGTGAGACTCCGGCCGGAGCTGCGACGTGCGGCCGATGTCGATCCCTTTATGCCGGTCCTCTTCGACATTGCCCTCGAGAAGTGTGAGGACGCTCTGCTCGACAGTGTGATGGCGGACGAGATCGCGGCGGTGGCGGCCGAGCGGCAGCTCGTCATCCTGCAGCAGCAGGTGCAGCTGCTCCAAGACGAGCACGAGCTCTCATCGTCCGTGGGCGCGCGGCTGCAGGCGGCGATCTCGTCCGCCGACACGAAGCTGCGGGCGGCGCATGACCTCGGCGCGCACCGCGGTCGGCAGGAGGTCGGCGGTTATCGCGGCTTCGAGCAGAGGATGAGCATGTGGGCGAGCGCGCTCGGCGACTGGGTGCGCGATCTGACGGAGTCGGGCGACGTCGAGGAGAATCCGGGCCCGCCCCGCGCCCCGGCGGATGTCGAAACCGGCATGTTGAATCTCTTGCTGCTTAGGAACGCTCCCGACGAGATCGTTGACCAGGCGAGGCGGGAGCGGGTGGCGACGGCGATGGTGGCCGCCGTGCTGCAGCAGGAGGTGCAGCAGCTCCAAGAGGAGCATACGCGGCTCCTCCGGGATGTGCGGGCGGCGCGCCGCCGCCACCGCCGCCGCCGCTGCGCGGATATCGCGATCTACCAGACGTTCGCCGCGCAGCCCCTGCCGGCCAACGTGGTCCGCGGCTGGGTGCGCGATCTGACGGAGTCGGGCGACGTCGAGGAGAATCCGGGCCCGCCGGGCAAGAAGCTGCACGTGCGTCTCGGGGGGGAGGAGGGCTGGTGGTATGACCATCTGCGGCCCCGTCAGTGTGCCCTCACGCACATCGGTGGCAAGTCGAAGCTCGAGCTGATGGAGGAGGCTCTCGAGCTCATGTCCGAAAACCACCCTGCCCGCGCGCTGGTCGAGAAGGAGGTGGAGCGTATGCGTGAGGCCGAGCTGGCCGAGCTGGTGGAGCAGCCTGATGTGGCCGAGCTGGCGGAGCTCGGCGGGCCACTCGGCGTGGACCCCATTTGCCACACGCAGCCGTCAATCCTCGACGATATCGTACATGCTGAACCTGAGCTACCGACGTACTCTGCTGCGCTTCGCGACGAGGACCTGGTGGCGGAGCTCTCTGACGCATTGGAGGAGAAGCGCCTGCGCACCCGCACGGTCACCTTCGGCGAGACGACGATCGTCGACCGGGCGAGCCACCCCGACGCCCTTCTCGCCACCACCGTGGTTGCGCCTCCGCGAATCTCGCTGGAGGGGCGAAAGTCGCCCGATCATGATGCGGCGATGTTTATGGGCAAGGAGGCATCCAAGGCGGGGCCAGATGATGGCGTTTACTTCACATTGGCGCCCGCGCTCGACCGGCACGGCCGTCCGACGAACGAGCCGCGCAACCGCGCCGAGGCCCTCGCCAGGGAGGTCAATAGTGAACCGTTCCGACTGGCGCCCGATCGCGCCGCGGCCATCGACCGCGCCAAGGCAGTGGTCGCGGCCATGCTCGTCATCCCTCCGCCGCCGCCGCCCTTCAAGACCACCTTCGGGGGCCAGTTCCGGGCTATGGCCGAACCCTTCCCCGGCTACGCGCCAGGTGTCGCTCCGAACGTCCTCAAGCGCAAGATTACCCACTCCACCTCCCTCCACCTTAAGGCCGCCAACAATGGCGCGGGTGCCCGTTCGCCGTTCGCCGAGGTGGTGCTGTGGGCGGTGCTCGATGCGAGTTCGCAAGAGCACGAAGATGTGGGGCCCTTCGACAACACACTCGACACGGCCGTCCCTGGGGGCTTTACCGTTGCCCCTCTGCGCCTCGCCACTGACAGCGACGGGCGCCACTTTACCCTCAATGAGTTCCACATTCGGCTCCCCCTCGGGCTCGTGCATGCCAATGCGACGGGTTCGTTGATGAGCGAGGTCATCGTGTACGAGAACGTCAACGCCCAGACACTGACCGACCTTTACAACACCTACGACAATCTCTCCGCCACTCAGTTTCGCGCCAACTTCCCGTACGTGCGCCACGTCGTCTTCTTCGTCGACCGGTCCGTCCGCGAGAATATCTACACCGGGCGCTGGCAGGGTCGATGGCCGAGGGAGCGGTTCGGAGATGAAATCCACAGCGCTCAGCAGAGGCTGGCGTGGCTCGAGATGGGGTGGCGCACCACAACCGAGGAGGTGCACGTCGCGGTCCAGGAGGACCTCTTCCAGAACATGTTCCTCGTCGAACACTCAGACTTCATCAATCGCAGCCGCCGCTTCCCAACCGAAGACTTTATCATATTCAGCAACCCGACGCCGAATGGCCCCGTGCACATGCGTTTCTCGTGGACGGCGCGCGCGGTTATCCGCCGCATCGATGCGCCGCGGCTCCGTTCAAACGAGATGTTCGACCACGAGGGGGAGGTGGACGTGCGCGGGGTGCGGCGTATCATGTCGGAGATCAGTGCGGAGTCAGCTGAGGCGATTGGTCTGCTCCAGCGGATGCACGACGTGACTCGTGAGCACGCGGGTGACATCGAGTTCATCTCACAGGCACGCTTGGTCATCGACCAGATGGATGCACTCGACCGATGGGTGCAACGACATCGTGCCCTGCGTGACCCCGCTGCGGACGACGCGGTGCTTGACGATCAGCCGCCACCACCCTCTGCGCTCTCTGACGACCCGCCGGCGCCCGCTGACCCGCCGGCGCCCGCTGACCCGCCGCCGCCCGCTGACCCGCCGCCGCGCCGCTTCGACCTCAACCCTTCCTCCTCAGACGATTCCTCCTCAGACGAATCGGAGGCCGCGCCTGCTCCTGCCCCACCCGCTGCGGACCCGCCACCCGCTGCGGACTTGCGGTTTCGAGATGGACAGCCGGTCGCCGTCGCGGAGTTCGCCACGGACGATGCGGCCTGGGCCGCCGCGCCGTTGGCTGTGGTTCAGGAGGCGGAGAGTGTGCCGCTGATCGGGCCACTCCCGCCGCCGTCGCCTCCGCCCGAGAACATTCACATCCCCCCGTTCCCCCCGCCTCTCAACCGCCAACCGAACCGAGCCGCCGTCGCTCAGTCGAACCAGCCGAGCCCGCTGAACCCCAACGCGTCTTTGCTGGAGTTCTCCAACGTCCTTCATCAGGCAATCGATCACCTCCCGACCGGCCTGTGGGTGGAAATCCAAAACGCCTCCCTCAAGGTCTACCAGGATCGGGCGCATTCTCCGCTCGTCGCGGAGATCAATCGACTCCGTCAGGAAAACAACATCTTTCGCAATCACTTCCGACGCATCCGGGACTCAACCGCCTTTCAGGGTCTCGACCAACTCTACCTTCAGGGCCAACCTCCAATGAACACAGACTAACTCTCTTCTACAAGCGCGGTGCTGGCCCGGCCGCGCAATCAACTGGGCACTGGCAAACCCGGGGGGGTTTGCCAATCACAGGGGAGCGCTCTCTTCTCGACACGGAGCAATTCACCCCAGGGGTTGAGGGAGTGCGATCGGAGGAGCTTGGTAAGCTTCGGCTTATCCAGTGTCACCTTAGTGGGGCCGGAGAACTCTAGGATTGCGCGCCCGCACAGTTCCCAGAGTGGGTCGGATTGGGTCCAGGTTTGTGGGAGTTCGAGTGATTGCTTGTCGTAGTCCATTGTTACCTCGACGTGTAGATCACAATTAGTAAACGGAACATTTTTCGTTAGCAAACTCATGTTTTGCGTTATCGCAACCTCCAGCAAGTTCTGTAGTTTCTCGGACTTCTCTATATATTGGTTGCCGTCGCAATTTTCACCTGTCCTGGCACAAACTAAGAAACAACTTTCCACATCGTCAGTTGGCTGCATACACTATCACAGGCTTGGAAAATGCGTAGACGATACTCGACCCCGTCAGGGCACCCAGAACGAAGATACCAATGATTAGACCATATTCTAGCCCAAGCGAGTCCTCCAAAGGGGGGGTGTCGCCGCAACACGAAGTTGGTGGCGTTGGGGGAGACCTAATGCATTTGGGAGACTCCACATACCTAATGCATTGGGGAGCCTCCATTGGTGGTTCCGGAACAGGAGCGTTCGCAGTTGATGGAGACAATAGCGCAGCATCCTCCACATGCTTTTCATCCACGGGCGGAAGTACATCACTGGGGTGGGATTTTATCTCCCTCTTAGTGTTCACACGAGAGATGCCACGGTCGTAGTATTCAGGGAAGTCGCAAGCCGGGGGTGCCATGTAATATCAGTATCAGAAGATTACATCCCCAGTTTTGCTGCATATGCCAACGAAATCTCATGGGCGTTCCTCTGTTGTCTCAACTTAACGTCGACGTAAGGCATGCCGTCGATGCGCATCGTGTGTCCGGGCGCCCATTGACCATTCCACGCGTCCTTAAACGTCTCCTGTAACCACCTTGTGTTAATCCTCAGCTGTGAATAATGCACAAGTCTCACAACCGTGTGTGTATGAAGTCTGTTTAAGGCAGGCCCCATCTCAACTGACGGTGTCCACTCAACATCTTTTACCACCGCCTGAAAGATGTCGTTAACAAACTCCGGGTTTCCCCGCTGCCCGCCACCAAATTGCACAAATCTGTCCATCTGCTGCAAAAGAATATCCATTGCATTGGCCGCCGCCGTCCCGGCAACGTCTGCTGTTACACCGTTAGCAACCGGTGATTTGTTGGTGTTAATTGTAATGAAAAAATTGCTTTCCTCGAGGCGGCGAGGTAAGTCCACGCCAGGGGGCTCCTTGGGATCTCGGTGTTTGACACCCGAAATCAACCACAATGTCTCAGCCCGTTGGATTTGACCCCCTTTGTATTTCCATGCCTGGCGCTGCTTTGCGCCGTAATCACCACCCAATGCTAGATGTTCTGTCCTTGCACGTGATGCATAAACATTTGGGCCCTTCAGGGCTAATTGAGCGAGTTCTCCTTTACTCACAGGTCTCTGGCGGGGTACCGGGTTTGTTTGCATCTATATCATCCTCAGTTGGAAGATCTACACTCCTTCCGCAATAACGTTGGTAAGCCAATGCGCTGCAAAACTTGAATGCGAACAACTCTTTGTCGTTTTTACCCGACCAGGGACACTTAGCACGATATGCATAACGCCCGTTCTTAAGCACTATCACAGGCGGGTCCTCTACATCAAACCGTTTCTTCGTAGTCATGCAGGTCATCGTAACAGTCTCACCCATTCCTATGCACACTTCAGAACATTCTTCTTCTAATCAACTCGTTGAGATGGAGGGTGATATTATTTACATGGACGGAGTTGGGCCCATAGGACAATACTACTCCTACCTAGACACATTTTGGGCCAAAGGCATTGCCTATTTTCTCCGCAAATGTTACTCTGAAGAATTGGAATCTCTACTGGAGGTGGGTGGGGAGACGAAGCAGGTTAGACAACTAGTTGAAAGAATCAACCACCTCAACAAGAGAATTTCGGAGTTTGAAGCTAATCGCGAGTTATTTCTAAATCGAGAACGACAGGCGAACCATGGTCTCAACAAAGGCTAGGTGGGCGGATTTGGTTGAGGAGGAGCCGGACGCCCCCACGACACTCACACATACGGAAGCAGCAAACATAATCTCTAGTCTATTCCTCCACTGGAAACTACGCAGGCTTGCACAGTCGTGGCAGCCCGTCAAAGGTACCCGTCACACCCGGGACCCACCAACCAAACCCGTCGAAATCGTCAAGACCCACAACCCGTTCGATGCACTGCAAGCTACGCCAGAGCTTCCACCTGCTGCATCTGTTCCGCCGCCGGTTGTGCGCACGAAGTCTTGCTCCGCTTGACGGTTGGCATCGCCATGACATTTCCGATGTCGCTCGGTTTGAGGGCGTCAGACTTGCGGTCGTTCTCATAACCATCTAGCGAGGCTTGCATCTGTGCCTTGACCTTAGCGTACTCGGCACTTGAAATGGACGGGGATTCGGTGCTCTTGCGCCGCTTCTTAACGTACTGCTCGTCGAACTGTGTTTTCGTGAACGAAATGTAGCGCTCGCGGGGGAGGAAGGACTGCTCCTTGCTGTGCTGTGTCATAATTATGTCACCGTAAAGCTGCATCTTGAAAGTGTTTGAGGCAATTGAGTTGCTCGGCAAACCCTTGTCCGCCCAATACCAAACGGTAAGCTCCTTGTCTCGAAGCCCGCGCGACTTTCGGATGGTGTGGAAGTAGTTAGGCTTGTACAGCGAGCTCGGCAGTTGAAACGGCCTGTGCATGTAGTCCGAGAATGTAAACTGTCCGCCATCGTTTGGGTGAACAAGAATATCCATCACCTCCCCGTCTGGTGTGATCTTGACTGCGTTGATTGGGCCGTCGTGAGCACAACACTGACGATGAAACTCTTCCATGGTCATAGTGCCCTTGAAATGGCAGAGCTGCTCGTAGGGCGGGGCGGGGCGGAGGTAAGAACTTCCCGTAATCTCGTGAATGTACTCTAGCACATCTCCGTGCTGTTCCGGTGTGATGACGCCTTCCTTCAGCAGCATGGTCGCATGTGCTGCCACAGATTCCCAGTTGGAATAGGAACCCTTCTTGATCAACTTGCCCTCACGCTTGCCCTCGCCCTCAGGCCAAGTCGGCATGTAACAACAGGAGTTGCGAAGTGGGAAGCCCGTGTAGTCGCATTGGTAGAAGGATGCCTTGTGGAGCTTGCGTTTGCCCATGACTGCTCAGTATCAGTATCAGAAAAACTCAGGACTCTGAGAATGGTCTCCAGAATCAACACCTTTCAACTGATCTGCACGCTCGGGTTTCAGCGTTTCCTTGAGACTTCCAATGAGTTGATTCTCCTTCTCCAGGTTTGAATGTTCAACTGAGTCCCCCAACGAAGTGACCCAAGACTCATCACCATCGAGATCCTTTGGGTTCTTAGCTGGCAGTTTGTGCCTTTTGGGGTCTACGCTGCCATAGCTAGATGGCACTTTACTTGTAAGACTATCCACATGAATGTCGCTGCGTGGGTTGTTCACCCCGCCTGCATCCATTGCTTTCTGGAGCTCGGTCTTACTCTCTTTAATTTCATTTTCCGTTGGCTCACTAACAGGCTTCGATCTACTATTAATAAACCAAAGACCGGATCCCAAAAAGAGCATAGCACCAATACCAATTGGGTACGACATGCTCGACAATTAATCAGAAACTAGTTAGGGCGGCGCATTTCTCCCTTGTAGTTCTGAGTTAGAGACTTCCACCTGTTAAAGTCCCTAAGCTCTGCCTCAATCTGACCCCTGGATTTGTCCGGCAACCAGGCACCCTGATTCAATCTAGTAACAGCTGGTGCAAGGCCGTCACCCACCGCCACATTGCCATAAATACCAACCGGTTGGCCATCTAGTTTAGTAAACTTAGGAATCCCACGAAACCCCCCAATACCACACGCTGCGGGTGAGAAGTAGAACCCGTCAGTTTCGGGCCAGATATCGCCTGGCTTTGGTGGAGTACCAGTCCCACCGAGCACGGCATTAGTAGATGACATCAATTTCCAAATACGTTCGGAATCGTCGGACAATTGCTTATCCTCATGCGCGTGGTGCTTCAAAACACTAGCATGATTAGGATGGATCCACAAGTCGCCCGTGTTTACATGATCCACAGCGACTGTGCCCTCGTTGTTAGTCCACACATTCTTGACCCCCATTGTCTAATCTAATGCTTCAGATTTTTAGCAATCGGTCGTGGCCTCTCTAGTTGTAGTCATGGCAGCGAGCGTCCTCGGTACCGGTAGTAACCAACTCCAACCATTATACCACTCATCGCCATTTACCGGGCGGAGATTTCCATTTACGCAATTGCTAAGTCTATGTATAATCAGTGTATTGGAGGCTGCAGACTATGAATGAAGACGATCTCACAACTGACTCGCCACCTTGATGAGCCGACGCGAGAGAAGTTTTAGGTGGGGGTCGGTGTCCGTGTAGCCCATCTCTTTCCGCGACTTGAAGATATCGTCGAGCTGCCGGTCATGTATCGACTGAAATGAGTCACCCGACTTGTGATGAGTGTCATGACCGAATGTGTGATGTGCCGCGTCGTCGGTTAGGTTCACGTCTGCTGCTGGCCTTACTATCACGTTGCCGGGGAGATGACCATGGTGTGTATCATGGCCGGGATTAAAACATACTTTCTTACCAGACATGTCTTAAACACACCTTAGAATAACTAGACGGTCTTCACCCACGCCGGCTCTACATAGACATCTGAAGGGCGATATCCACTGGCTCGTGCAAATTGACGGTTACGCATAGCCATGCCTGGGTTCGGTGTCAGAGTCCCCAAGACCCCCTTCGAGGTTTGGGTCGTACCAGGTTTGCGCGGCACGAAGGCTTCAATTTTAGGGTCCATTGGCATACGGCCGACGCTGTCGAAGAGCGGTAGATCTACAGATTTGTGCTCAGAAATCACACGTGGGTATAGCCCGGTTTCGTCGGCCTGTTTCCTAGCCATAGTCCTAAGATCGTCCTCGTCATCCCAGTGAGGAGGAAAAACCATACTATAAACCATTGCCTACCACCTCGTTAGATTTTACAGACCTTCTGAACCCTTTGGTGGCGCTACTACACCAGCTGCCCGATTTAGCGCAGACGCTACGGCAGGGTTGCCATTGTTTGCGGAGTGCACAGTCGCGGCCATCGCACCCACTGTAAGCACCAACCGCATCTCCGGCCCCATATACATTCCATGTGCATATTTAATTGAGAGTTCGTCCAAAAGTGGTACGATCTGGTCCATGTTGTCCCGCACCACATTGGTCAAGCCATCGAGTCGGAGATTAAGAGGGTTCCAGTGCTCCCTGTGGATTGTCTCGACGGCATTGACCGCACTAAGAAACACAATCGACGCAAAGTTGTTGCCACTATCACCAGAACCAAGCTGCACTTCACAAAAGTGGATCTCGTCAACGATCTCCTCGGGAGACGACTTAACCGTGACATTGTTGCGCTTCTGCAGGTGTGGAAAGCGCTTACGGTACGCGTTCAACTTGTCGAGTAGAGCGGACTTATCCACTTGTGGTGTGTGTGTTGCAGGTGGTGGTGGTGGTGGTGGTGGTGCCGATGCCTTCTTTCCCTGCAGCCTATCCTCTTTCTCCCTAAGTCGACTTTCCTTTTCCCCTGCACGACCTGCCGCTTCTTTCTGTGCAGATGTTTGCGGCTTGCTTGTGTCGATCCTATTTTGTGCCATCATTTCCAACGCGGATGGGTCAAAAATGCCCATGTTCGCTGGGTCTGGATTTTGTAAAGCCGGCATCGTATCACCCATCTGGTTGGAAAGAAGCTCCCGCAGTAACATCGACAAACAGCTCCATGTATCGCCAGAACTTGTCGTGTAGCTCCTCCCTTGCCCTAACCCTTTGAGCAATTTCAAACAACGGAGTGTTCTGGACAGCCTGCATCAATTCTCGAAAGTCGCGCCTGCAGATCGACGTTTTGTGTTCCAAACACTCGTCACCAAGCACCACAAAGTCATTTTTGAGCATGGTATCCATAACTTCCAATAATTGGGGCTCGTCTAGCTGCTCCCTAAGCCACTTGCGCATATTAAGCGCCTTTTCTTGCAAGAAGTCTCCAAGTCTAACAGTTGTCATCAAGTAAACAGGTATATCGCAGTTGCGACTGCTACTGGATACATGAGAAAATGTGCCTCAGTTGCTTTTGGGCTCACAGAGAACATTCGGTGTGGCCTAATTGAACCCGTCTCATCAAAAGCACCGACGGGCTTCTTTACGATGTATTGAATACCTGCAACGACTGCGCCTGCTGTAACGGCGCGTTGAACTGGGTGTCCTAGGCCCAGATACACGAGGACACCTGGCAAACCGTCTATGGAAGCTGACTGAATATTGTAGGTCATGACACACCACACACTTCAGAATCTTTTTACGAAATGGCCGCCCGAAAGGCACGCGTGTGGGGGGTTGGCCGGTCGCCGCCATACGGCTCGTCATTATTTGTGCCCATAGCCCGGCCACGGACTGCGCCGTCGGTCAACCCGAGAGAGCCGTTGTCCTGTCCCCAGTACGCGGTTGCCATCTGCTCAATACCGCGCTGAGTCGAAAGCGGCTGGTGCGTCTCTCTACCGCGGCTATCCGTAACCTTATCCGCCATCATCCAATCGTTGGGAGCATTCGGCCGCGCGCCCATCGTTGCACTCGAGAACGGCATCGCAATACCCTCCTCGCGGCCGCGCATGTAGTTCCACGGCGACAGCATACCAGCCTTGTACAAGTTATCGTACGGCGGCGGCGGGCGTTGCAGAATAGGTCCGTCGATCTTGCCCTGGTCCACCATGAACTTGAAATCGAGATCCTCCTTCGAATTGATGCCCCACATGTCAATGAGCTTGTTTTTAATCGCGAAATCAAAATCCTGCTGCACCTGAGCAATGCGACGGTGCACGAAGTCAGGGTAGACCTCATACAGCCAACGAAGCTGACCGGGTTGGCGGGGATCCACAAGGGTGGAGACATACCGATCGTAATCGGCGAGCTCGGCCTGACGGTTCATACCCTGCAGGTAGTCGACCTCATCCTCGGTCACCGAATCCACCATCAGAGTACCCTGAGTACCCTGACCACCTGCACCACGGCGCGGCGTCGGTGCGGTGTGGCGAAGAGCATTGCGCGCGACGATCCTCTCCTTTGAAGGAGTGGGCATAGAATACTTAGCTGGGTACGGGCCACTTGTGTTGTAGCCAGCGGGAACCTGCTGGTTGGCGCCAAAAGCACTGCCCACAGTATCCGCCGCATTAGCGCGATGCAGCTCTTGCTGAAACTCGACGGGGTTCGCGTAGGCTTGCTGATAAGCCATGCGTGTCGCATCTAGCTGAGCGGCAGTGCCAGCACCGGTGTCCATTCGAGACCCAGTGGAGTTTGCTGCCATCACGGAGGCAGGGGGTGCAGAATTGCTCGAAGCCTGTACATAAGACGGCATTATCAACACACATTCAGAAAGTCTCGCCGGGCTAGCAATGATTAACCTCGAGTTTGAGCCACACATGGATTCGTCCGAAATGTGCGGGGTTTCCGTCACGGTCCAACACATCCAGTGTCAACATCTGTATCTTTTTCGGTGGTCTCAAATGCATCACAATTACACCCTCGTCAGAGAGTGATTGTGTGTATTCTTGGGCACCGACCGTTTCTGGTGTGCTGGCGTCACCACCCAATTTGATTATGCCAAACGCTCTATCAGCGTTAGGGTTGTTCGACACGACCCTCCCCTGCAGCTCCCTGAACCGGAGAATGAAGTAATCATCATCTGGCAGCTGACCCGCGTCCTCTTTGTCCACCTGTCTCTTCCCAAACACCGAGTAAGCCGTAAGAGTAATCTTAGACACCTCTTTGGCATCGTAGTCGAATCTAACTCGAAGCGGATGGTCGTGGCTTATGCGATCCCGGTGCCAGTCCAGCTGCCGGTACATGGGAAAGAAGCAGCGCTCTTGGTCGATCACCTTCGCTCTTAGAAACGGCACACTCTTAAAATTGTCGCGCCAATCCCATTTTGAGCGAATTGTAGAACTGGAGTAATGAGACCTATTGTTCAACGAATCGTAGCGCTTCACAACGTTCTCATCAGAGACCACAGCTTCTCGTCGGTACTCCCCAGCTACCTCAATGCCACCTTTCGCAATCGTGGCTTGAGTAATTGGTGTGTAAATAGACTGTGAAGTGGCCGCCTTTTCGACGGGAATTGTGGTCAGGTTCAGGGAGCGGTTGATCCGGTACGCATAGCACACAGCGTCGCGCGTCAGGTTGTGAAACCAACCACCATAGGTACCCGCTGTTATATTTCCAACACTGGGTGTATCATGGCCAGGTGGCTTATCAAGCTGTACGAGCACATGCGAGCTCGCAACAACGCTCCCATCGTGTCCACGAACACTCAAAATCTTGCACCTGGAGACAATGTCCGCGTCAACCTCGATATCAACAACCATACCAGGATGAATCAAATCTGCAACCGCACTGGGAACACCTATCACAGAGCGGGGAGTGCCGCCATCGGTATAGACATTGATATTAGCAGCCCCGGCATTTATAGCCGGGGTCAAGTAACCAGCCCAATTGTCCGTAGTGTTACTGGGGAAGAAGAAGGTGGAGGAGTTGTAGTTGGTCAGCTGATCTCCTGCGTTCCCGTTAGCGTCCCTGAGCGTGATGAACTTATCCCAAGTCTTGAACGTAGTTGCGTCGGTAGCACTGAAGCGGCTAGTTGTGGTATTGAGGTTAGCACTTCCACTAATTGAGTTTGCTTTTGCGAGTGTCTTTGCATCACGGCAATCTGTTGCCGCCCTTGTATAGGAATGGGTGTAATTGTCCTCGTGCTCCCCATACCCCTGCTGATATTCAACACCAGCCTCAACACTCTCCCTGTTAAGTAGGAATGTTACAGGAACTTTCTCCAATATGGTGCAATAGGGAGACGAACCACCAGCAGCGGTTGAGCCAAACCTAACAGTGTCCCCAACCTGGATGTTGCCGCCATGCATATAGGGACTATCAAGGGCGGGGTCCACATCCAAGAAGCAGGGCATTACCCAGTTTGTGCCGACTGTTCGGTCCGTAATCACGGCGGTAGCATAGGCTCGTGACAACGTGTCCTCCAACCCCGTGGTCCCAGACCCAGCAGTTGCCGGTGTGTTATAATAGATATCCACAGACCGCACAGCCAAACCAGAAAACTCGTCCTGTTGGTAAGTTTCACCAGTGCGCACCGCACCGGTTTGAGTAAGGAACACGTCTACGGTTTCCTTCATTCAGCACTGGCTTCAGAATAAAGACTAAACTCAAGGTCCATGCTCGCGTTTTGCGATCCGATCACCATCTCGTCCAATTGGTCTGCCTTCGTCACCTCAATTTTCAGCTGCTTCAGGGGCCCTGGAGGTACCACGTGGCAATAGGGCTTGTCTGCTGTGTCAAAGCGCTGCCACAGGTGGAGTCGCGGTACAAATGCGGAACCACTAATCTCACTCCTCGTCTGGACGACGGCAAATATAGCGCCATCGATCACGTCACCTCTTGCGACGACGTTACTCAAAAAGTTGAATGCCAGGTTCTCACCCGTCAGTCTAATAACCACGTTCTGCAGTGGAATGTCGGAATGGAGCGTATTGTGGCTGGTGAGCGCGAGGGCGGAGAGGGTGGTGGATGCGCTGGTGGCAACGGCGGCGGCGGTTTCGGAGATGCCGGCCAGCGCGACCGTACAAGAAGCGCTTACGGCGCCGAGGTCGGCAATCGCCGTGCCGCCACTGGACGAGGCAGAGACTTGGAAGTCGTCGGCGGTCTTGTTGACTACGTAGTAGAAGTCGTTCGTGAGCTGACTGGGTGCGTTGGTGATGGTGACCTTGGCGTCGTTATCGAAGCCGTGAGCAGTAGCCTGGAAGTGGTCGACAAGGGGCCGCACGCTTTCGTTGTTGGCCCTGTCCCCAAACGAGCCGTTTTCTCCTGCCCAAATGGTGCTGTTGTCCCATGAGAGCTGGAACTTACTGTTGTGATCCGCATGGCCAGTGATGCTCAGACCGGTATCTGCCTGTAGGTTCTTGACGTACCAGTAGGGTGGATTCCTTGTACCCACGTTGTTGTTCTGTTGAGCTAGCAAACCACCAGGTGGGTTCGTGAAGAACACCTTCTGGTCGTTTGCAAGGCCACTAGCAGCCAGATTCAAATCTTTGCCAGTGAACCAGTCGGTAGGACCGTTGAGGTCAGTGCTGTTCTTATGCGGTATGATACTGCTGTCCGCACTCTGAGCGACGGTGGTATCATCCATTTGGACTGCGACTGAAACTGCACTTCCTGTGTCTGCTGCGACGGCGGCGGCGAGGATGAGACTTTGGATTGCGGCGCTGTCACCAACATCGTCGGAGGATTGTTTAGCACGAATTGATATGGCATCAAGAGTAATTTCAGATATACGCTCACACCCATCAGACTGAAGACGGACGATGGTTGGTAGAAATGTGTCACTGGCGCCCGAACCAGTCCGGTCCATCCGTACATGAAGCTTTCTCACGAGTTTACCACGGAGCATTTCTATACCACCATTAGAACTTCTGATGTGTGACTAAAAATGGCAGCACTCGTGTCTTTGGTAACAACCGCTGGGGCTATCTATATGTGGGAAAACCGGAAAAAATCAACCGGTGTAGACGAGACACACTTAGATGAAGAGAAACTAGCTTTGAGCAAATCCAAATCTACCCGTAATCACCCACACGGAAAACATCGGAAGTCTTGGAAGTCCCGTCTTCACAACACAGTGAACAAACTTCATGTAGATGCTGCACCGAAAACTAACCCCGCAAACGACACAACTCCGGCACCGCTACCCAGCACCGATGTACCAGACAAAAGGGGTGGCTTGATCAAGGCCTAAAAATTCATCAGCGCCACGGCCTCCTTGAGCTTTTCTTTATTAATCCGTTGCTGTTGGTTGTATTCCAACACGTAATGCCGTTGTTGAACAATCAGCAGAATTGCGAAGAGTGCAATCGATGCCATCGGTGCATTAAAAAACAGGGGGTGAACAATCTTCATATTACTCGGTCTTTAGATTATGTCTGTCGGTTACGACAAGCAGCGAACTTCCGCTGGCCCCCCTCCAACGCACTTTGCATGGCAAAAGACACCGCGAAATGAGGAAGGCTGAAGTAATAACGACATCCGCAGCAAGCACGTAGAAGAGGTAGTTGTCCATACTAAACTAATATTGGAAACTCGCCGGGGCGGATTGATTGCTGGCCTGACTCTCGGTGTCACTATCACCACCCTCCTCTCCAGAGTCATCTGAGTCGTCGGGTTCAAACTCTATGGACATCTCCTCCTTTATCTCCTTGCAGACGTCTTCAATGTCCTTAACACGTGTCGAAAGAGACTCAAGTTCACTGTGGATAACTTTGAGCACCGAAAGAAGCCGCTGAGTGTCCATTGTAGTTGTACGATATGCCGTTGGAAGGTTGGGTAGCGGGGGTAGCACTCTGCTCCCCAGGTCCGTAAACAAGTCCGTTCTTTGCCCACTGGGCTGCACGGACCTTTGCCATTCGCTCCTTTGCCTCTTCGCTTCCCTTAGGTGGTCCGGAGTACCGTCGCTTGGGTCTAAGCTCACCATCGGTGTTCTTCGGCATGTTACTTGAGCCTAAGAAAAACATTAAATCACTGCGTGCACCGGACAGCCGTAGTTAACCCCGTTGTAGTGACGCGCACGCTCCCCACAGATATCACAGACGCATTCTTCACAGCCTTCGCCCTGGTCGGGCCCTAGAAAGCTACATTTACAGTAGTAACAGGCGTCGTCCCAATTAACCGGATTCTTGGCGTCGTAGGCCTCGATTTTGCGAGAGTTCTTGTCATCGTCCCAGATATCAGACCGAGACATCCAGCATGTATTAAACTTGCCCACCAAAGACACGTGGTATATCAGCCCGCTCTCGTCGCCGTCGCGGTCAAGCACAGCCTCGATCAGATCCTCGTTGTCGCTAAACTCCTCCTCACACAATTCGGCATCAGATTCGGATGAAGACTCCAACTCCATGCCTGCATCATTGCTTGGAAATTTGCCTGCCGACGCAGGTGAGCTTTCGGAGTTCTTCGTATTTAGATCCACCCGGGGCGTAGAGGTGAGCGTCATTGAGTCGCTCCTCGAGGAATCGTACCCCCTCTTCCGCGTCACGGATGTCACGGTCGAGGAGGGAGGGCGGGCAGGGAGGGGCGACTGAAACCGGCCCCGCCCACCACACTGGAAATTCCATAAGACAGCTGCGGCGACCGTGCTTGATATGTTCTGTGACCCGGTATCCATGAAGTTTAAGCTGTGCGTGTGAGTTTGTTTCGCGCCAGGGTTGTTTCCACCCAGAACTGACTTTCTCAAAGTTGTACCAGAAAATGTCCCTTTGTAGAGCAGTTAATTGATTTAACTCTCTTTTAGCCAATTCAAACTCCACCCTTATTTTGGCTTGCAGTTGGTCACGTGCCCGCCTATTAAAGCCGCTGTCGTCAGAATCCATTGTTCTTGTTTTCTCTGAGCACTAGAAAGATTGCCAATCCCATCGAAGCAGCAAACTCGTTAAGGTGACAACTCAGTAGCCTACGGCAAGGACACTTCGCCGTGAGGTACGTCGCGTATGCGAGGGACGCGGTTGTAAGGCCCTGGATGAAGGGATCTGGCGCCATTTCTCTATCACATCGGAAACTTCTGGAACTGTTCGTAGTTCTAGAGTTAAATCGCCAGATAACCATTCATCTAGGGCTTCGAAACGATCAATTGGTGGCAGCGCGAGCATCTTCTTCATTGTTGCGTCCTTCCGGTGGTTAGCCCAGTGCTGCGCACAACTGGGATCGCAGAAGTACCAATCAATGGGGCCATCTCGCACCTTTGACGCATCAGCCCTCCAGAGAAGTCGCGCACACCAGTGGCAGTATGACTGCAATACCGGCTTGCACGTGCGGGCACTCCATGACTTTGGAAGCATCACTGAAGACTTTTCTTTTTCTGAGAGCACGGACAAAACGACAGAAGATGGCATGGAACGCGTCTTCGGAGATCAACCGCACCTCACGCGCCAAGAGGAGATCGACTTGGCCTTCGCGGCTCTTGATGAATATCTGGAGACGCAGCGTCCAGTTGCTACTCCTAATAACTGCGTTAGTTGTGGTGGAGTATATTTTACTAGCGGCGTGGACGCACAGACAAGCACTCTTCGTGTATGTTCTAGTTGCGGTGTGGTACAACCAGGGCTCGATGTCAGCAGTCATCAATCAGCTGCGCATATACCTCGAAAAGCTTCGAATTACAAACGCGTTCACCACTTTCACGAGCGGGTGTCCCAACTCCTTCTCAACGAGAGCACTATTCCGAATGATCAATTTATTCAGATCGCTACGAAGCTCACAGACGGCACCTACAGTGTCATTAACAAGGACTCAATCAGAGCGGTACTCAGATCTCTGAATCTCCAGATCTACATCGAAAAGTGGTTGCAGATCATTTGGCGAGTAACCAGTATAACACCACCGATACCGGGGTCTATCATTCTGCAGCAGCTTGACTCGATGTTCAATGCGCTGCAACAACCGTTCGCTAACTTCAAAATCAAAGGCCGTAAGAACTTCCTTAACTACAACTACGTGTTTTGTAGGCTCTTCCAGGAGATCGGGTGCCCTCAGTTTTCTATGTTCTTCCCCCTCATCAAATCTAAGCAAAAGCTTAAGGCACTCGATGACATGTGGAGGCCAATGGTTGAAAGTGTGGGATGGGAATTCAAACCGTTACAACCCGCAGCGCCCTTTGCAGTACGCCTGGAAGCGCAAGACATCGCAAGAATCAAGCGAGCGCTGCTCGACTCTTATGCCGCCGCGCCATGTTCCGAAGGGTTGCGCGTAGCTCCGATGCTAGACGCACCAAGCGACGATCAAGACCAGGCTGTGCGGCTAGAAGAGCACAACCGAAAGGGATCCCAGCAGTCGGGTCCGAGTCATCTGCTACAAATCTCGAAGCGAGACCAACGGCTACTCCGTTCAATCCAAGCTGTACGGATGTCTCAAAGCAAAGGGTACCGAGGTCGTGCCCAGTTTCCGAGGTGGGCGGCGGAGGCATCGCGGATTCAATCACCGCCCCGAGAGCCAGTGCTACGGCTCCGTGTAGAACAGAGAGGTACACTGCCTTTGAAACCTGAGTGCTAAGGGGAGTCGCAATCACGTTGCCATAAGGATCCATATTGTAGGCTGGCTCAGAAATTACGCGCCACTCATAGCCTTTGCCCATTCGGGTATCATTGAGTCAACACTTGCAAGCTGTGTTGCAGACATGTAAGACGTATTACCGGTGCTTGGCGGTGGTGGGTTTCCCTGGTTGCCCGAGAAGGCACTTTCCCAATATGCTTTCGACCCAATTTTAAACGGACCCGGATCAACCGCTTTCCACCACGACATCATCTCGGTCGGGGAAACCTTAGTATCCGGGGTTGTATTAATAACCAAGGTCTCATTGTCTTCGGTGTATGCATCAATCATGTGACTAAACGCATCCTTTGTTAGGAAGTCTGCAAAGTCTTCCCAAAGGGCCTCACGTTGACGTTGTTGTACCGTCTTGAGGATAAATAGAAAGTCGGTATTACCACGAAGCGTCGGGGTAATTGCCTTTGCATACTGCGTCGTGATTAAAACAAAAAGTTTATAATGACGCCCAGCTACAAACAATTCCTTAATCTGGGGCTCATTACGCTGAAACGCAGGGTCCGAAATAACATCATCAAGGATGACAAAGAACGGTGCCTGCTTGTCCTTCTGCTTCTGTGTTAGTTCGGGGTTGTTTAGGATCTTCTTCTGACGAAGGAAGACCGCATCAAGTATTTCGGGCGCATACTTATTGAATATGTACTTCTTAGGCATATATTGCCTCCAAAATTTGTTTAATTCATCGGTCTGGCTAATGCAAATGCCAGCTGGGATCTGATCCTTCATTAGGTAGAGAATGTTACGAAAGATCCAACTTTTCCCCGTTCTTCGCTTACCCACGGCCACCACCGTCGAATCAAGTTTGAAACCGCCGGTCTCGCTAAGGGGGTCAAACTGTGGTAGGTTCGGAAGGTTTACCTCTGCGTATTTATCCGCGGCTAACACAGGCATCGTCGCCCCCTTACCGTACTCCTTCCCCTTACCACCCTCACTAGTAACAGCTTCGTTGGTTTCATGAGCGGGCTTCAGCGCCGTCTTTCGTTTCACATCTACAGGCTGTCTTTGAGGCATCTAGAGATTATCTTAGAAAAGATCAGTTGTTGAACTGCTCCGACATGTCAATGTCCGGCACAGATGCAGATTCCGGGTGCTCGTACTCGTGGGCAAAGTCGTAGGTCTGTGTCGAAAATGCCGACTGCATCATTGGCCCAATCACCTTGGCGCGCTGACAGATGATGGACACGTCTTCAAATGCCCATTGGATGCCAAACTTGTCACCACCGACACCGGTGTAGACCTGCTTGGCATACATAGTGACTGCCACGATATCACCCGGCGAGACGACACCTTCATTAAGCGAGTCGCCCTTGTAGTCACACACATTGACCTTCGCCTTATACTTGCCACCCATGCCGTCCCATTGGAAGCACGGTGAGGAGAGGTTGACGGTGTGGCCCGTTAGCGCACCGGTATCTTTGTTGTAACGAGGCCGCACTGTGCGAATCTGTAGCATCTTCACCTCCTCGAGTGATAGTGATTTGCGCCCGAGGATCTTCAGCTGGTTGGCGTGAACAAAGGCCAACACCTTGTCGTCTATAGCGGTAAGGACATCTGCCAACCCCTGAAAGTGCGGGTTGACGGTTTCATCTGTGCCCCACGGAGTGTCAGCCAGATCCACACTAAACTTGGCCTTCGTTGGATCGGTTGGTCCCCAAGTTGTCCCGTAATTACCCTCCCCATTGCAGCGTGGCCAATGCGTCATTGCCGCCGGAGTGACCAATGCCACCGATTTCATGTCAGTGCCATAACCCAGGTTTATGGTCACGGCGCCCTTGCGGTCAGTGCCGATGGTCGTGCGGACCTCACTTTGGTCGAACTGAGAAAGCGGTAGGAAAACACGACGCGAGAACATCACTACAGCTCGAGGTTTGGTTGGTACCTAAGTCTGCGAGAGTCCAGTTGAATAACTGTCGATATATCACTAGAAGTGACTACCCTGTCCAGTGGTTCAGAAATAGTTGCCACTGAAATTGGACCCTCGTCAGTGGGTACAATTTTACGTGTAACGGCAGCACTCGATGCGTTCTTAGACAATCCACCCAAAACCGTTTCGGTGGCGGGAACGACCGGTGTGTTGTTGTTTACACTCCATTCCTTGCCAAGTGTCACCTTATTGCCCTGCATACAAACCCCGTTATAACCAATTGGTTTGATTGACAAGACCGGCTCGCTAGGCTTGTAATCCGACCTCATAGACGCACTAAAGTAGTCCGATGGCTTGTCGTTTGTAAGGGGACGTTTGCGCGCCGCCCATGGTGGGCACTGATCCGTCCTCATTTGTGCCATAGTCATATGACGCATTAGAAGATTCACATTCGAGCTCGGCAAATGGGTCCTTCTCGGGTGGTGGCACCTTCCACATGCTTAGAATGGTGCGTTGGTACCCAACTATATGCGTGTCCATAGACTCTTTGATGCGGCATTTAATCACATTGGCTGTGCCACTTTTAAATGTCGGGAAGTTACCGACATTGTCTTCCATTGCCTTGTGCATGTCGTCTAGGTAGTTTGTCTTTAGCCAGTTGAAAAGAGTTGGGTCTGGCAGCACTCTGTAAATGTTCATTCCCTGTTGGGGGGTCCAGCTAACGAAGTCGCACCATTTGCGCCCCGTGCATTCGAGCTGGCAATTCATCTGTAAATAGTAATGCATTGGCACCTTCGCGTGCGGAATCTTGTAGAACCACGGACACTTGACCTCGAGCATGCCCATGTCACCGACATAACCATCGGGGCTAGCACCGATCCATTTGATAGTTGGATGTGGCACAAAGCGTGCTTCGTCAACCCGATTGCCAGTGACGCGTTCATACTCTGCAATTGCATGGGGCTCATTGGCGATGCCGTATTCACAGGCCTCGTTCTTTTTCTCTGGGGTGTTTATCTCGGAAATGGGTGAAGCACCCATCGCTCGGTTGTACGCCTCAATGCGTGAAGTGTAACTGACTAAACCCAGGCATGCGCCCAGATTGGAGGCCGTAATCTTACGGACTCGCTCCGCAAACCATTCAGCAGAACGCTGCATTCTTTATTCGATGCGTTGGAATTTTCTGGGTGGTTACATAGATGCCTTTTAAATGGTCGAGTGGAAGGCAACTACCAGTACACTTAGGAGGCACACGCGGAGATCCGATACAGGACGGAGGTACCAAATCCTGGCCGAGATATGAGGCCGAGTACCTTAAGAATCGTCTCCATATTGGAGGAAGGAACCTGGCTGGTCCGTCAGATAAGTATAGCGCAGCCTATGATCCAGCCCATGGTCCGCATCAACTAAATAGACATCAACCTACACTGCCGCCGGGCTCAGCTGCTGAGCAGGTATACCTGGACAAAATCTCCAGGAATTACCGACAGGAAGCGGAAGAGCAGCTGAAACACGAGTTTAATCTGTGGTTAGAGGGTAAGCATAAAGCTAATAAGAAGGGGGGCACGCATTACGTTAATGGTGATGGTAAGACGCGGCGTGTCTTTACTGTGAGAAACGACAAAGATGCACGAGTTGGAGCCTCAATTGGAGACACCAAGCATAACTGGTACCACACTCCTTGGGGCACGAAGCAGTTGACGCACCTAAAGGGTGTGAGGGAATATCTCCGAGATCAGGCCGAAACGTCCTCGAAGGCGGAGGAGTATCTCAACATCCTTGCGGAGTTTGGCCCGCAGAACCTTGACCAGGCATGGCTCTACTTCAAGCACTGGGTCAAGGGTATGCCGTCGAGCGACGTGGTTGTTCCTGATATTAACCACAACAGGGCAGGTGTCCAAAACGTCCCCATTCTTGAGTCACGTTACAATAGCGGAGAGATGGGCATCAGGTCGGCCGCTTTTGACAACCAGCCAACTGAAAATACGAAAGAATTCATGGATCAGCGTGGGGTTCGGTGGGAGGGTGGCATGAGCCAACAGCCGGACGGGACGCCTTACCCCTCAGTGCCACCAATAGAAGGTAGTGGAAACCCGTATTACGGCCCCCAGATGGAATGGGCTCGTGATAGATTCTATGCGACGAGCGACGGTGGGTGGCATGACCCTAGGCAGCCGCCCACCGGTGCTGAGCGAGAAGAGAATTACATCGAGCCATACGCCGTCGTTCCGAAGAAGCATGGATGGGACGGACGCCCCCATGCCGGTCGGGCCCCGGGTGGGTGGGTTACGCGGTTTGATGGGAACGACGACAGCTTCAACACACCCGATGGACCGGGCACCCCGCTTCGTCCCATGCCCATGGCGGTCGATGACGACACGGGTGCGGCGGCAGCGGGCGCGGGGGCGGCAGCGGGCGCGGGTGTTGACGATGGCTCGGGCGTGTTTGAAGGCGGCGCGGGTGCAGCCCCCCCTCCGTCCCCTATGGCAGATGCAGAGTCGTACTGGGGCCGCGGCGGAGGCCGCAGCGATCAGGCGGCGGTGCGGCTGCAAGCAGCCGCGCGTGGCGCCAGGGCACGGGCCGCGGCGGCGGCGGGGGCGGTGGCAGAGGAGGAGCAGGCGCCGGAGACGGAGGTGGAGATGGAGGAGGCGGAGGAGACGGAGAAGGAGGAGGATGACGATGAATGGGGAGACTATGATGCCCCCGAGGCCACCTCAATCGGCCAGGATTTGGGGGCGGCACTGCAAGCGGCGGTGAGGGCGGAAGAGGCGGCGCGCGCGCGTCTTGCGGCGGCGGTGCGGCTGCAAGCATCCGCGCGTTCGCGTGGTGCCAAGGCACGGGTCGCGGCGGCGCGGGAGTTGGCGGCGGCAGAGGCGGCCAAGAAGGAGGCGGAGGCGGCGGCTGACGCGGCGGAGGCCGAGTACGCGCAGAGGATGGCTCGCAAAAGAAGAGCTGAGGACTCTACTGATGAGCTAAGGGAGGGGACGACGCAGGGCAAGAGGTATGCACCGGGACAAGCTCCAATGTCGCAGGGGGAGCTAAGAAGTCGCAAACGGAAAGCTGATAATCAGGATGCTCCGCAGGTACAAAGGCGTCGCGGGGAACCGCCCCTGTGAGCCGCATTTTTCTAGGTACAAGAACACATGAGACGGGTTGCCGATATGCGAACACCAATGGAGCGATGGGAGGCCCGACAGCACGACCGCCCGCTCGACATGTTTCAGGAAGAGCTTGCCAGAAGCATTGGGCCGCCCGTAAAACATCTTCCATCACGGACACCAGACAGACGGCATCAGAAGTGGTTATGGGAACGACGACTCGAACAAGAACATGTGATGGCACTCGCAGAGCGTTACGATAGGTTGAATGATCAGTGTGAGGAACTCTCACAAAGGAACACGGCCCTTAATGATGTTCTTGCTCACACAGGGGGGTATGTTAAAGACCTTGAGTCTCAACTTTCCAACTACATGGAGAGATATGGCGATTTTGATGGCGGGAAGTGTGATGGCAGCGATCGGGGCGGCGGAGTGGAGCCGACCACCCGTCCCATACAAACAAGCCGAGAAACTCTACGGAATGGAGATGCACCACAAGCACGTGGATGCATTCGGGAGGGGGGTGGCAAGCGACATCCACACGGAGCCGGCGTGGCAGACAGTGGGCGAGGACAATCGGATTGGGCTATCCATATCCAATCCAACAGTGGAGGAAATACTGCTAATCAGCAAATCGATCAAGAGTCAGGCAAGGAGCCGGGCTCTGAACGACCAGCGACTGGCGAGCACCGTGAATAGTAAGGCCCCGGAGTTCCAGCACATTAAGTAACTTTCTGAATTAGGGTTAATAAATGCCGGTGCAGATGTACCTGAATCAAGGTCCCCAGGACCAGTTGCTGTTCTGTTCTGATCGCAGTTACTTTACGAACACTGGGTATACTTGTACTACGAACTTTCAGCTTGAGTACCGGGACGTCGACCCGGTGTCCACCGCCAAGCTCGGCTCTACTGCCCGGTTCGTTATCCCGAAGGCAGCCGACCTCCTTGGGCACGTGGATCTCCTCGCAACCGTTAATAAGTCTGACGGTGGTGGCGCCTATGGCTCTAGCGCAACTGACAATGCAGCGTCGGCGTGGTACTGGGTGAACAAGCTCGGGTTCGCGATGATTGAGAAGATCACGATGACCATCGGTAGCAACCTCATCGAGGAGATCACTGGTGAGCAGCTTGATCTGATCAATGAGCTCATGCGCGAGGGCAAGGACAAGCTTGGCTGGCACACTATCATGCGCGACTGCAAGCCCGCTTCTACTAATGTGCATCTCGAGGGCGCCATTACGGCTGCACAGAAGGGTAACGCCATCATGCATGCGGGTCGTGGCGGAAACGTTGGCGTTGGCGGCACCCTCCAGGGTGACCGTGGCTTTTCGCGGCTTATCTGCGCCACGGCGCACGACGACGGCGATACCGTAGTGCGCGGTACCGGTCACAAGTTGATTGTGCCCCTTGGTCTCTTCTTCTCCAAGCACCCGTCCCAGTATTTCCCGCTCGGGGCTATTGCTGGGTGTAACGACGTCGTGCTCGAGATTAAGTTCCGCCCGCTCGCGCACCTCCGCGCCTTCAACCACGACGACAACGCCTCCACCCTCGCGATCACGAAGCCGACGGTCGCAACCAACGGAGAGTTCGTTACGGACATCAAGCTGCGCTGCACCTATGTTCACCTGACCGGCCCTGAGGCTGCGCTCCAGATGAACAAGGAGCACGTGCGCCTGATGCGTCAGTGGAAGAACCTCAACTTCACCAAGTCGATTGGCGAAAAGACCGACTTCAACTGGCAGGTCGATCTGTCGTTCCTGCACCCGGTTTCCTTCCTCGTGATCACCTTCCGTAAGACGGACCACATCGATCAGGCGGATGAGGCGGCCACGGCCGTTGCGGCCGAGAAGGGCTACTTCCAGTACTACGGCGACGGTCGTGTGCCCACGCTTGATCACGAAGCGGGCAACGCGACTACGGCGAAGGACAACCTGAAGCTGAACTCCATCTCGCTGACTCTCAACGGGCAGGAGCGTCACCCGGGTCTCACGGCAAACAAGCTCGACAACCACTACCTCAAGTACCGTGTGTTGCCGCAGCTGTTCTCGTCGTCTGACCACTCCGAGGAGTTGCTCGAGCAGCATCAGAGCACCGAGGCCACCGACACTGCTGCGCGCGCGGAGCTGCAGTCCCACCGCCACGAGCTCCTTGGTGCTAAGAACGTCTACGTGTATCCGTTCTGCATCCACCCCGAGGGCGCGAATCCATCCGGATCCGTTAATTTCAGCAAGGTCTCTCACGCCAAGCTGTCGTGCAATGTGGATATCACGGCAGCCACCGACACCACCCCGGAGTGGCGCATGGACGTGTACGCGGTCGGATATAATTGGCTCCAAA